AGATTATAAAGTGTCTCTAGACTGTGTAAAGCAGTGGTTATGTGTTGCAAATTTCACAACTCCCTTGGTCAGTGTCGTACATTTCGTACTTTTGTCCCAGCTCAATCTCAAGCTGTTTAATTATCTCCAATCGCTCTTTCCCCACTTTTGTTGCAAACATTTTCTTCTGTATTGCCTTTCCAGCTAGCAAACATGGGTAGCAACCCACTCTATCATTTGTCCCCTCGTAATAAAGAGGGTTCCTCTCTAATCCGTTACTCTCGATGTACTTAAACACCTTTTCTTCGCTCCATTCGACAACAGGGAGGCGAACCTTAATTGTTGCCCGTAGTTTTTTATTGTATCTGTTGGGAAACAGATCATCCATATCAAACAAATCCGATGCTGTTATCCCTGCATACTTTCTTGCCCTTTGACCGCTCTCCTGTTGCCGCATCCCAAACCAAAATTCATGGTTAGTAATACCATCGAAAAGATTCTCTTTGTACCAATCCCTTAATGCGTACTGTTTAAGGTACATGGTACAAAATCTGCCCAAACCAAACGGAAAACGACCAACATCCCGGATTAAGTCTGGCAGTGTTCTGCCTCTTTTATGACCGAGTGTAGAATGAATTTTTATACCCAGTGTTTCGCTCATGTAGTCTAAATATTCGTAGGTTACGGGGTGATCCCATCCCGTGTCATTAAACACTGCTGTCACGTTCTCTTTCCCGTTCTCTTTTATTGCCATCAGCAGGCAACATGCGCTATCTTTTCCACCTGAAACGGGGACAAGTATTTTCACACATTGACAAGGGTCGCTATCACATAGGGTACAATATATTCCGGTATTCATAAAAATCACATAACAAGTAAATTCAGTCGGAAAACGAGAGGTTCCGGTTTTGGTCTACCTGTTTCCTTTATTTAAAGTTTTATACTTCGTGTCGGCTGATTTAAAACAATTATTGAAAAAGTTTACCTGTTTCGTTACCTCGTTTTGTTGTTGTTGTTAAGCTTCGGTTGTAACTATAGCCAAGGTGAAAAGTGTATAAAAAGGCGAATGAGAATGTCTCTGAAAGACAATGTAACCTGTTGTACCCCTGTTGTACCCCTGTTGTACCCCTGTTGTATCGTTTGTTCCTTTTGTTTCACTTGGTTCACCTGATTCACCTGATTCACCCTTGTTTGACCAGCACTAGAGTACCAACGCTCCCCCTTCTCCCTGTCCACTGTATACCCTAGACACATAGGAATTCATGTGGTACTGTTGATTACTGTTGATTGCAATGTGTTGTTCACTTTTCGTATAGGGTGGGGGTTGATCTGGAGATTCGCTGGAGGTTAGGGACCATGGGGAGACCCCCCGTCGCTAGTGTACTGTCCACTTACACCTAGAGCAAGCAAATAATACTGAAGCCTCCATCAGCCTCCATCAGCCTCCATCAGCCTCCATCAGCCTCTACTAGAAGTAACCAACTTCCATGAGCCTCCATGAGATATACTCGACGAATACAGCTAAAGTAGCATTGGCGAAGCCTTGTCCAGATAACACCCAATATCTAACACCTATTTCCTGTTTATTATCTTCCATTAGCTACCATTAGCTACCATTAGCTACCATTATACAGAGACAGAGAGTGATAGAATAATATGAAACCAAAGAAGCCAAGAGAGACGACAATCCTCAGACGTAAGAAGAAAGAGTTGCCATCACTTGCTGACGAGTCAATGTCAAAGAAGGTGCAAGCTGTAGTGTTATTCACACAAGGTAATACATACCAGGAGATATCTGAGAAACTTTCCTGGTCTAGGCACTCTATTAAGACAGAGATTCGTAAGGTCTTTGAGTCGTTGAAAGTTCTCATAGCGACTGAATCTCTAATCGCCTCACATGAACTTGATTCATTAGGTAGGTCTAGGTCAAATCAAGCTAAAGCACTCCACACGAGTCAGAAAAAACTTGATGCTAGTATCAATGAAGATTTCTTGTCTAAGTTGAGCCCAGAGGATGACATGGTATTAACTCAAGAGGAGATCATGTTTTGCTACCTCTTGGTACATGAAGGCGATGAGAGTAAGGCACTTGAGGATTCTGGCCTGGCAAAGGGTCTCATTAAAAGTAATACATCTTACAAGAGAGCAAAGAAGCTTCGGATACTCATGCTTAAAGGTAAGAAGAATATAATACGTTATACAAGTAACCTTCAAGTGGCCTATGCCAAGGAGTTAAATATTAACAAAGAGGCGGTACAAAGTTTAATTGTACGCCAGATAACCCAATTGGAAAGTCAGAACAACCCAAAACTAGCTTGTACTATAGCTAAATTAACAGAGCAACTAGGTAGAACAGTTGGTGCCTTTACAGAGAAGATTATCCTAGAGGAGGTATCTTTTGATGAAGCGATGGATAAGATGTTAGAGATGAGGAAAGTTAAAGGTATCAATGAATCAGTTGAGCTTAAACCAAGTGAGACTTTCGTTTATGACCCAGAGAAGATAGGTTAACCCGTGCTTCCACTTTCCACTTTCAACTATAGATATACTCACCTTACCCTATCCTTACCCTATGGCTAACAAAATAACAAATAAGTTCGCTAAACTCCTTGTAGAGTGGTCAATAAATCCAGTCCAAGCGATACGAGATTTATTTGGAGCAGAACCTACGAAGCAGCAGATCACTATAATAAGAGCTGTATGGAACCCACATTGTAGGGTAGCAGTCTCCTCTTGTACGGGTAGTGGTAAAACCTGCCTAGCTGTCTGGTTGACCTACCTATCGTTACTGCTACTAGACGACTGTAGGATTCTTATGACAAGCCCAAGTTTCCAACAGTTAACACGTGTATATGGAGCAGAGTTAAGAAAGTGGCACGGTAAGATGACTATCCCTCAGATCAAGGACCTATTTGATATAACACGTGATCGAGTCACTTGTAAGTATAAAGAACGTGTAAACGAGTGTGTCATGGTAACTGCAAGTGTTGACAATACGGAGAATCTTCAAGGTGGCCATAGTGAAAACTATTTCATAATAATTGACGAGGCTAGTGGTGTTGAGAATAAAGCCTACGATGTACTGCTGAGGACTCTATCCACTGGTAACGGTGGGAAGCTACTGGCTATCTCAAATCCAACTAGGTCCTCAGGGCCTTTTTATGATATCTTCCACAAAGACCTTCCTCACTGGGTGAAGATCTACTTAAGTGCCTTTGACTGTCCACACATAGCTAAAGGTTTCCCACAAGAGATGATAGACACCTATGGTGAAGATTCCGACTTCTACAGGATTGGTGTCCTCGGGAAGTTCCCGAGGACTACCGCTAGTCAGTTTATATCTTCAGAGGTTGTGGATAACTGCCTTACGAGTAATTTATCTATTGTTGATTATTATAACTTTCCGATAGTCATAGGAGCTGATATCGCTAGGTTTGGTGACGATGAAACTGTCCTTATAGCTAGGCAAGGGCCAAAGATACTTGATATCACACGCCTCAAAGGTTTAGACACAATGGAAGTCTCTGAAGCTATCTATAAATATCAAATGACCTTTGCAACAAAGTCTATCTTCATTGACGCTATTGGTATTGGTGCAGGTGTCTATGATCGTTGTAAACAGTTGAAACTCCCAGTACGAGAGGTCATCGGGAGTAACTCATCCACTAAACCACTAGAGTATTATAACATGCGGAGTCAGCTCTGGGGCGAGATGAGACATTGGCTAGGTAATGGTGGGGATATTCCAAACATAGAAGATCTTCGTAGTCAATTGGTCGGAATGAGCTACGGATATACAACTAAGATGCAGATTGCATTGACTACTAAGAAAGATATAAAACGTCTAGGGCTTAAGAGTCCAGATATCGCCGATGCACTTGCTTTGACTTTTGCCCCTGAGATTTTTGGTGGTGGAGCAACTATATTCAAGCCACGTCAAGTTGTAAAAAGTAATTATCTCTATGTTTAAATCGAGATATAACCCGTGGACAATCTACCAACTTTTCGACTAGAGGACTAGTTACCTATGAATAATGAGACAACAGAATATAAGTCGTTGGACGGTCAGTATGCTACACCTGGCATAGAAGTAAAAGGTATTGGAGCTATAGTGGATGACACTATGAGTGAGCTAGACCTTGTTACCGAGACCAACAAGAGGAAAGCTGAGGCGTTTTTATCCACGTTAGCTGGCCACATAAAATCTACATATCAGATTAATAAGGCTGCTAGGAGTGAGAGTGGACTTGATGAAGAGATGATCAACTCACTTTATCAAGTCAACATGGAGTATAGACCAAATGACCTTGCAAGGATGCGCACAGGTAGTAAGATCTATATGGGTCTTACAGCGACTAAATCTCGTGCAGCACGCTCTTGGATTAAGGATATCTTACAACCTGCCAAAGGTGTTCCTTTTGCTATTAGACAAACTCCAAGTGTTGACCTAGATCCAGAGATACTTAAGCAAATTGAAGATGCTTTTTCTGTAGATGCAGAGAGACTCTCTATGGAAATTGAGAAAGAGTTTAATGAGCTAGCGCAAACTGGAGGGGAATCACAGACACCGGGTGCCCTCGTTGCAAGCAAAAAAATCAAAAGAATCTCAGCGCTCCGGTGTGACATTGAAGATGCCTTACAATCAGAGGTTGATCGTATCGCCAAGCATGATGTATCACGTATAGAGCTTGGTGTGATTGATGAACTTACTGAGGGAGACTGGGAAAAAGAGTTCTCTGACTTTATCGAGGATTTTACAATCTTCCCTACGGCCTTCATGAAAGGGCCTATAGTCTCAACTAAGGTTAAGCTAGTCTGGGAGAATGGTATTGCCGTACCAAAGAGGCAAGTTGTATTTACAAATAAGCGTGTATCTCCACTCGATGCCTATCCAAGTCCCTCTGCATCAGACATTTATAAAGGTGACTTTATAGAGCATATTCGCCTGACAAAGAAAGACCTCAGTGACCTATCGTTCTTAGGGAAGGACACCGGATACAAAAAATCTAGTATAGTTGATATCTTAAACAATATCCAACCTGGTGACTCAGGCCTGTGGATTGATAGTCAAATAGAGGAAGAGAAGCAACACGCCGAGCGGAGAGGATCGCAGGGTTACGCAGGGGAAGGTATCTACCATGGAGTGCATTTTTGGGGTACCGTACCTATAAGAATGCTTATAGACTGGGGTTACTCTGAAAGTGATTTAGGTGAATATGAGCCTCATGAAGAGGTTGAGATTGAAGCTATAATGGTTGGGCTTACAGTGATCAAGTGTCTCATTAACCGTGATCCTTTAGGACGTAGACCATACTATAGTGCTTCTTTCCAGACACGCTCTGGGAGTATCTGGGGTAATAGCTTACCATATCTTATGCGAGACATCCAGCGTATGTGTAATGCTTGTGCACGCTCCTTGGCTGATAACATGGGTTTATCTTCTGGACCACAAGTCTCTATACTTGTAGATAGACTAGCTGATGGTGGTTCTATAGAAGAGATGGCACCTAGAATGATCCACCAGTTTACCAGTGATCCAGCGGGGAATGGTGGTAGGCCTATTGAGTTTTTCGTAGTGCCAAGTAATGCTAAGGAACTCCTTGCAGTTTATGATAAATTTGAGATCAAAGCTGATGATGTTACAGGTGTTCCACGTTATGCCTATGGAAATGAGAGTGTTGGTGGTGCAGCACAAACTGCCAGTGGACTATCAATGCTCCTTGAGAGTGCAACTAAAGGTATCAAAAGTTCAATAAAGAATATTTCAGAAGGTGTTATTGTACCTAGAGTTAATTACCAGTTTTATTTACATCTACTTAACAAAATGGAGGAAGGGAATACAATAGGTTTTTCAGGGGATATCAATGTTGTTGTCCATGCTGCGGAAGCAATTACAATAAAAGCAACAGAAGCTCAGTTACAAAAAGAACTCCTTAACGCAGTGATGAATGAACAAGGTATGTCTGTTGTCGGACTCCAAGGTTATGGGGAGATACTTAGGACGGTATTTAAAGGTGTTAACTTACCAGAAGATGCGATACCAAGTCGACTAGAACTTAAAGAACGAGAAGCTCAGTCTAAGTTTGAACAAGCAAGCGCAGCTAAAGCTCAAGCAGATCAAGTTAACCAGAAGGGTAGTATAGGCCTAGAGGCTACTAAGATCCAAGCTGATGCTCAGATTAAGATGCATCAAGGTACTCAAGAGACTAAGAATAAAGAGATCGAACTTAGGGCCAAGGCTAAATCTACAGATCAGCAATTGAGAGCAGTAGAAATAGAGCAACGGGTGAAGACAGAAGCTGGGAAGTTAGCCACTAAGCTTGATGATACTGAAAGGAAGCTAACAGCAGAGGCTGAAAACATAGATCGGAAGTTAGCTACACAGATTGTAACTTCACATTAATCTGGTAAAGAGAACAATACTTGAGATATACCCTATGAAAATCCAGTTAGTATCACCAGAACTCAAGAAACAATGTAAGACAGGGGATGTTCAAGCTCTAAGAGAATCCTTGGATATCCTTTATAATAATGCCTTGTGTCGGTTGACCCAGGGTAAAAAGGTTGATTTTGAAAAGAACCAAGGGTACCTCAACTCTCTGGTAGAAGTTCAAAGTCTATTATCAAAACCGTAGTTTGTCTCTAAGAGTTTTTGCTGCAAG